GGCAGTTTGTGCCTGATTCTAAGCGTAGGTATTTCGATGCCTTACAACGACACCTTTGGGCATGGAAACAAGGTGAGCAAACTGACCAAGAGTCTGGATTGCCGCATCTGGCACACGCAATGTGTTGCCTAATGTTTTTATATGAACATGATGTTAAGTATTCCAAAGAATAACTTGACACCTATTTTAGAATGTAGTATGATAGTAACAACTTTACATAATGGAGAAACAAATGAAGTTAACCAAAGATACACTTGATGTATTAAAAAACTTTTCAACAATCAATTCTGGTATTGAATTCAAAAAAGGCAACACAATCAAAACGATGTCCTCTGGTAAGACAGTTCTTGCCAAAGCCAATCTGAAAGACGAATTTCCACAAGATTTCTGTATCTATGATTTGAACCAGTTTTTATCAGTTCATGGTCTATTTGACAATACTGAAATTGAATTTGAAGGTGACAAGAATGTTATTTTCAAAAGTGGTCCTAAGAAGTCTACAAAGTACCGTATGACGGCAAAAGAAATGATTGTTACTCCGCCAGAAAAAGAATTAAGTCTTCCTTCTGTTGATATTACTTTTACTTTAACAAAAGAAGATTTTAGTGATCTTCTAAAGAGTGCCGCAGTTCTTCAATCACCACATATTGCTATTGAATCTAAAGGCGATAAAATCTGCTTGACCACATTCAATGCCAAAGACGATGCTGCACACACAAACTCAATCGAGGTTGCTGACGGTAATGGCAAAACATTCAAGATGGTGTTCTTAACCGACAACCTTAAAATGATTCCAGGATCATACAATGTTGAAATCTCATCCAAAGGACTCGCATCATTCAAAAATCAAAATGTTGATATTCAATATTGGGTAGCAACAGAATCTAAAGAATCTAAATTTGAAGGATAATTATGTTAGTGTATTTCACAGATGCAACCAACCAACAAAAAGTTGCAATTAATCCAAAATATGTTGTTGTAGTTTTTGTTTTGCCTGACGGTGATATGCAAGGAAAAACTGTGGTTGGCTTAACGAATGGTAATATCGTTGTAGAAGAATCACAAATTGATGTTGTTGGTGTCTTACAAGGACAAATGTAATGCCAACAATCACAACTCAATTTGGAACTTTTGATGAAGTTCAATTAAAGGCACTCAAAGGTGTTATTGAAGAAATTAATCATGCCACTCGACAGATTGAAGCACACAACAGTCAAATCAAAGACATTGTGGATGCGGCTCATGACACCTTTAAGATTCCTAAAAAGATTATTAAACGCATCGCCAAAGTCCAACACAATCAATCGTTACAAGAAGAAGTGGCAGAATTTAAAGAATTTGAGGCATTATTTGAAGGTATTACAGAAGTTAAGTAATACCAATATGAAGTATTATATTATGGGAGTTTTGAATGGAACATTTATTATGGGTCGAAAAGTATCGACCATCTAAAGTGGAAGATTGCGTCCTACCGGATGCAATTAAATCCACATTTCAAGAATATGTAAACAAAAAAGAAATACCTAATCTACTATTATCTGGTAGTGCAGGTGTTGGTAAGACAACAATCGCCAAAGCTTTGTGTGAAGAAGTGGGTTGTGATTATATCATCATCAACGGTTCAGACGAATCAGGCATTGATGTTCTCCGTACCAAAATCAAAAACTATGCATCATCAGTCTCCTTAATGGGTGGTCGTAAGGTCATTATCATTGATGAAGCAGACTATCTAAATCCTAATTCAACTCAACCTGCATTGCGTGGTGCGATTGAGGAGTTTGCCTCGAACTGTTCATTCATCTTCACTTGTAACTATAAAAATCGTATTATCGATCCAATTCATTCTCGTTGTACCGTTATTGACTTCCGAATCAATGGCCAAAAAGCTAAGATGGCTTCTCAATTCTTCAAGAGAGTGGAATGGATTCTAGAGCAAGAAGATGTTACATATGACAAAGAGGTGGTGGCTGCGGTTATCACAAAACACTTTCCAGACAATCGTAGAATTCTGAATGAGTTACAACGATATGCCGTTTCCGGTACAATCGATAAAGGCATACTTTCCTCTGTTAGTGATATTCAACTTGGTGAATTAATCAAGGCACTCAAAGAAAAAGATTTTGCATCGGCTCGTAAATGGGTTACCAATAATCTAGATAACGATCCAGCCAGAATCTTCCGTAAACTGTATGATGGTTTGTATGAATCATTAAAACCACAATCTGTACCACAATTGGTTCTTATACTTGCACGATATCAATATCAAGCCGCCTTTGTGGCCGATGCTGAGATTAATCTGATTGCCTGTTTAACAGAGATTATGGTGGATTGTGAATTCAAATGACATTATTTGATGATGAAGAAATAATCAAAACAAAAAAATGTGTTTATTGCAAAGAAGATAAACCTATATCAGAGTATCAGAGTCATCCTGGTTACAAAGATAAATTGGATATTAGATGTATTCCTTGCGTTAAAAAACGTAAAAAAATAGTTGAAGATTTGAGAAAATCTTCTCCACAGAAACCTGAACAATGTGAGTGTTGCGGTAAAAAAGACACAACATTAGTTTTAGACCATTGCCCAATCAACAATACATTTAGGGGATGGATTTGTGGAAACTGTAATAAAGGTTTAGGTATGTTGGGTGATAATAAAGAAGGTTTATTAAAAGCCCTTAGTTATTTGAAGGGAAATAAAAATGCCTGATTTATTTAAAGAGATTATACCTTCCATACTTCAAACTAAAAAATCCGTAATTCATGATGATATAGATGCCAAAGACTATACACCCTTTGTGGTCAATAGAGCTTTGTCTTATCATATGGATTGTGTTCTATATGCGAATGAGATGAATTTGTATCCTGAGGTTGATAAAGACCTTCAATACCAATATCTTCTAAATACCGTAAGGTCTATGAAACGGAAATTCCAACCGTGGCAGAAATCAGAGGCCGACAAGAATACAGAATACGTCAAAACTTACTTCGGTTACTCTAACCAGAAGGCTAAGGAAGCTTTGCGGATTCTTACTGATGAACAAATCGCTGAAATAAAAAGAAAAACAGATAAAGGCGGAGTGAACAAGTAATGATTAATATTACAGATTTAGTTGAGGTGACTTTAGATAAAAAAGACGATTTTCTAAAAGTCAGAGAAACATTAACCCGTATTGGAGTAGCATCTAAAAAAGACCAGATACTGTTTCAATCGTGTCATATACTACACAAAAGAGGACAATACTATATTGTCCACTTTAAAGAACTATTTGCCTTAGATGGTAAACCTACTGATATTTCCGAAAATGATTTATCTCGTAGAAATGCAATTATAAAACTATTGCAAGATTGGGGTTTGATAACTGTTGTTCAGAAACATCAAATTGAAACCCCACCCCCAATATTTTTATCACAAATTAAGATTCTTTCCCATAAAGAAAAAGACGATTGGGAATTAGTACCAAAATACAGTATTGGTAAAAAACCTGAATCTTATTAACTTTCAGTATAAATACTGATATACTGGCTTCACCTTAGGACCGCTAAGTTAATGAAGCGTTTTAAAGCGGGCATGACGTTACGATGCCGCTGGATACCGTAACCAGTATAAACAGATATGCCTTCGGGGTATCTAAATTTGAAACTCGCTTAATACAAGGAGAAACTAAGCATGAACACAACTTTAAACGCATTATTTCCACAATTAGAATCCATCAGTAAGTCTTTGGATCCATTCACTGTAGGTTACGACAAATTCTTTGTTGACCTCGGTGATATCACTAAAGATATGGCTAAAAAAGTGCAAACTTATCCGCCATACAATATCAAACAAATAAACAAAAACAAATACGTCATTGAATTGGCAGTTGCTGGTTTTGCGAAACAAGATATTGAAGTTACTTTGGATGGTAACAAATTGGTCGTTAAAGGAAATGCAAAAGAAGATAATCTTAAAGAAGATGAAACATACTTCTTCAAAGGTATTGCCAATCGTGGTTTCGAGCGTTCATTTACTTTGGCTGACAAGATTGAAATCAAAGATGCTGATATGGTAAATGGTATGTTACGAATCTGGTTGGAATCTTTGGTACAAACCCAAGATGCCATCAAGAAGATTGCCATCAAGGAAAAAAAAGATGAATAACTGGTGGCCTGTATCCGATGAGGAATGGGAAAACTTGAACTATCCAAAATAGTGGTAATAATATAGGGGGTTGATTGACAATCCCCTATATTTGTGTTATACTTCATACTATGAAAACTGTGAAAATTAAACCCCTCCTTAAAAAGGTTCGTTCAAAAACGAACTCTGACACCTATTACACCTTCTCTAATTGGGACACCAGAGAGATTGAGGGTATTACCTTTATTCCCGTAGTTAAAGATTTGCCTAGTGAGAAATTGCAACACACTTTTTGGTTGCGTAAAGATAATGTGGAATATGTGAAATGAGCAATAAGATTGGAATGATGAATTTGTATCAACGGCATCAATTTGATCCTAGTAATAAAGATGATTTAAAATTAGTTAGAAAATATCTACACAATTATTCATGGGGAAATAATGGATGTCCGTTCTTTCTAGAATGGCCTTATCTAGATGTACCTTCTATGATAAAAGATAAAATCACTGAATATACACTTAAAGGATTGAAATGAAAACTTTAATTAAGTGGTTAAAATATTCTGGTTGCAATATTACCTTAAAGTTAAATCCATTTCATTGGAGATTAAGTTGTCAATACTTTAAGACGAATGAGGCTTGGGAACAAGATGCTTTGATTATTGAATTATTACCAATCACAATTCGGGTTTGGTTTGATGACGGTTCTTGGTAATGAAACAAAAATTTATTGATGCCTACATGGATGTGGCAGAACGGTTTGCGAAACTATCTTCTGCCAAACGACTTCAAGTTGGTGCCATTGTAGTCAAAGATGACCGAATCATTAGTATTGGTTACAATGGAATGCCAGCTGGTTGGACTAATGAGTGTGAAGAAAAAGAGTATTTTATTGGTAATATACCAGAAAAATATAGTACCGACCCATGGATATTCAAAGACGAAGATGGTGGTGTTGGACGCATCAAGACCAAAGCGGAAGTGATTCATGCAGAAGCTAACGCCATCGCTAAGTTGGCCAAGGGCAACGATTCTGGAGATGATTCCACCATGTTCCTGACCCATGCACCTTGTATAGATTGTGCTAAACAGATGTATACCGCAGGCGTAAAATCGGTATATTACCGCCATTCCTATCGAGATAATGACGGCTTGACATTCTTGGAGAAGTGTGATATAATGGTACATAAAGTGGTGAAATGATTTCACCAGGTGAAATGAGTGTTTGCCATAAATAAGTGGTGTGAGCATCAACGGATTAATACAATTATTGGGTCAATTTACTAAGGAGAGACCTAAAATGCAGTTAAGTATAGTTGGTTGTCCCGATAAAAAGTTATTCCGTCCCTATGTGAAAAGGGCTGCTCTGTTTTACGCCTCCGAATTAATGAAACCAAAAATGTTAGAAAACATTTTTTTGAGAATCAAGTTTAATGGTAGTATACCAGTTTATGGTTATGCTTCTATTTTGGATTATAATGAAAGTCGCAAAGCAAGAGAATTTGAAATAGAATTGAATCCAAACATTGGCGCAGCAGAAATTCTTAAATGTCTTGCACACGAAATGACACACATTAAGCAATATGCTTATAATGAAACCAATGAAAATTTAACTCGTTGGAAAGGGTTAAAGGTTGATTCTGATGTTGTTGATTATTGGATTCAACCGTGGGAAATAGAAGCTTTTGGTACAGAAGTTGGATTATTCAGTAAGTTTGCAATAAAAGAAAAACTCTGGAATGTATTTTGTGGCATTCAAGATCCGGATGCACCAATAGAAAAAGAACCGTTAGGTTGGAAATAACCTACATAATAGAACAATGAAAAATTTACACATAACAAACTTCAATTACTATACATCAGAATGGTGTAGTGGGGTTCGTTTGTAAATTTTTAAGTAACATAGATTTATACGAACCCTAGACTGATATTCTAGGGTTTTTTGTTTTCCGTGGCCTGCTGGTGTAATGGTAGCACAAGAGATTCCAAACCTCTTGGTCGGGGTTCGATTCCCTGGTGGGACGCCAATGATTGTAAAGTTAAAATAATTAATTGTAAAGTTATTCGTATTTGATTGTAAAGTTAAGATGTTGTATGGAAACAACAATACCAAAAATGTTACTTGACGGATTATTGTTTGTCTAGTATAATGGTAGATTAAATTGCACCTATCGTCTATCGGTTAGGACACCGCCCTTTCACGGC